GTTTCCCAGTCACGATCGTGCGATGCTACGTTGGTTCCCCCTCCCGTGAGAAGGCTTAGTGGACCCTTGCTGCAACTTACCGTAAGCATCAAGACCAAAAGCAGCAGTGACATACGAGAAAATAGGCCATACAAGTATTTCGATAATCTGTACATCTTTTACCTCTACTATATAGACTAACCATACGATCAGTGCTATGGCCAACTCTCTCTTAAATGTCTTCATTTTTCTCTTGCCATGTTATCTAGGATCATACGGATAGACTTTATATTTTCATCTATACGACCAAGGGTAATAGCTTGACTTTGGACTATTTGCTCTAGGCCACTTGTACGTGTCTCAAGCCTTACAAGCTCCTTCTGGTTAATGTCAACATCATTGCGTAGTGTAGCTACAAACCAGATAAGGGCAATAGTTTGCATAATTATAGCAAAGATGAAGGTGATAGGCACACTTTTAGATAAGTGCCATTGTGGGTCTTGACTCATCACGGATAGGCCTTTCGAGATAGTTGGTAGTGTGGTCCATCTGGGAAGCTCTTCCAATCACCACCCCACTCAAGGTCAACCTCAAGTTCTTCAGCAGCTTGCTTCATAGCATCTGCAATAGGGTAGAAGTGTTCCCAGTCCCATGAGATAGGCCAAGGTGCAATATCTACAGCATGACCAGTTAGGTGTCGTGAGTTCATTGTGGTAGACTTACCAGTCTTAACAAGCTCTCGTTGACGGTTAATGTTACGGATACCTTCGATCACACTGAAGTCTTGCTCAGTGATCTCAATGGCACGTTTTACTACAGCTACAAGATCAGGGTGTACTCCCGACAAGTTCTGTAGGCTTCTTTTACCTAGTGTGTATGGCATAGGGTTTCCTTTATTTTGTCCTCAATCTGATGCAAATATTGTCAGGATGAACCAGCGCTACAAAACTGATATGTCTATTTCTGCATGAATGCCGTAATCTTGATAGGACATTTCAGGACCGCACCCAAAGTCACCTACAAACCCAAACAAAAATCTGTATATTGTAGTGGAGCTAGTTCTTAGGATACCCGCAGCGTTACCGAATCTCCACCCACCATTATAAGAAGCCGCTTGTCTTACGTTCTGCAAACTATACCACTCACTAGATATATTATCGTTATTCACACTACCTTGAATCTGAACAAGAGGGTGATCTGGATTATAGCAGATATCGCCATTGGCATTGTAGCACACTACCCCATATGAGGAAGTTGGTCCGTTCATATCCTTAGCCCTCTGGGCATAAACCACAGCAAGTGTGCTTTGATCTGAGAAATATCGAATTTTATTCCCACTAATAGCAGCAACTGGGACTAACCACGACCCTACTGGGACTTTGATAAAGTGTATTACTCTCTTATTGTTTACGAGATAAGGAATTTCATGCCAATAAACCGTCCCTGTGGGCTTAATAAAACCACCCCCATGTGGCCACTCGTAGAAAATGTGATAGTTAAACACTGGGGTTGAATTAGTATAATTAGAGTAGTTCAATGAAAGCGCTGAAAAGAATTGATCTTCTGTACTGAATACGGTTTTATTAGAGTTATTTTTTATTTCAAACCCATAACTCATATCAATCATCCTCCATGATAAAATAGTAATCTACATTATCATTATCGTTAGCAGTAATGTAAAGATTTGGACCCCAAGTGAAGACTTTAGTGCTATTATTAAAGGTAAAGTTATGGACCCAGTAATAGACCTGATGTAGATTATCTATGTATATAAACCCCTTGGAAGGGTCAAAGCCTTCCACAACCTTAGAACCAGAAACACTGCGAACCTGAACTAAGTCCACAACTCTACAGGGGGAAGAATCTGCTATGTTTTTCGTACTACTTGTAGTTGATATTTCAATCCCATAAGACATTATGTCAAATTCCCGATCTTAACTCTGACTGTGTTTGAAGCATCATATACAACAATCTTGTCGTCCTGTAGAACAAGCCTTGCACCACTGGTTGCACTAGAGAAAGTCCCAATGACACCCGTAATAGCTGAAAGTTCACTTACATTTAGCTTATCAGCCGTGACCTGACCTGCTGCAATGTTGTTTGCAACCACGGAATTAACGGCCAACTTTCCAGCGACAACAGCCCCAGCCTCTATCTGATTTGCCTTGACCGAATCAGTTTGTAGTTTTGGTGTTGAGATACTGTTATCTTTGATAGAGGTCTCAGTTACAGAACCATCTTCAATCCCAGTGTAAAGCTCCTTAGACCACACACCACCAGTCTCATCCCAACGGTACAAGGTATTGTCAGTCAGCAAGAATACAATCTGGCCATCAAAGTCACCAGTTGCAGGCAGAGAGTTGACAGGTGTAACCCCAGCAGCATTGATAGTATCAATCAAGCTCTGCGTAAGGTCTGTCTCTTCTACAAGGAATGTTGTAGCATTAACTGGACCAACAAAAGCTGAGTTGTTACCACTATGATCCTGAGACCTAACCCAATAGTATCTTGTTTGAGCGTTGGCAAGCCCTGTACGTACAAAAGAGTTACCAGAGGTAAAGCCAATACTTACAGCACCAGAAGCAAAGGTAGCTGAAGTTCCCTCATATACCTCTACCCTGTTGAAGTCAGAGGCTGTAGGAAGATCAAAGCTAACTGTGATGTACTTGTAACCAGCTTCAGCAGACAAGTTAGTTGGAGAGTTAGGTGCAGTTGTATCACCACCCACAGTGTAAGTGACAGAAGCTATAGGCCCACCATTACCAAGAAGTGTGATAGCACGAACCCTAAAGACATACTCTACAGCATCAATGATAGGCGACAACTCAATACTGTTAGCAACAGTTGTAGTGCTTGAGTAGTTTGAGTCAGCTACAGGCTTCCATTCTACCTCATAGTGTGAGATAAAGGAATTATCTACAGCATCCCAAGTCAGGATAGCTGAACTGATAAATGTACCATCACTCTGAGTTTTACCACCACCATTTACAGCAAGGTTAGCGATAGCTAGTCCGTCAAAAGGGTTAGGTAGGTTAGTGTTATCACGTTCGTAAACTACACCATCATCTACTTCATCAAAGACAGATTCAGCAGTCTCACGTAGTGTCATATTGACTTGTAGATCAAGACCATCTGTGAGACCAAAGTTCCAAGACAGAACTTCAAACTCTTTGTTATCCCAACCGAAGCGAGAGTTGGTAAGACGAATGTTGTCGCCTACCTGAACCTGCATAGTTTTAAGACCAAAGGCCGCAGTAACTGTAAGTTGTTGACGGTTACGTTCAAGAGCAATACGAGCAATGCGACGAGCTTCAATAGAGTTATCTGTGAAGGGTAGGTCTACATCAGCAACAGATTCTTGTCCATTATCAGCAGCTAGAAAAGCAGCACTGTCCACTTGTGGGTAGTCAGTAGTCTGCCAGTTACTCTCTTCACCACGGAATGTACCTTTAACTACGTTGAAGTTATCTCTACGAGAGTGTCGTGTAGCTACACCAATAGATGAACGTAGGTCGTCTTCATTAAGGTCAAGTACAGGGGCAGTCCAGTAGGCTGGCTTCATACGCCACTTACCTTGAGCATACCACAATGTACCGCCCATAGAAGTTAGGAGGTTATTGATAACATCGTAGGGAGTAAGGTCAGTAGTGAAAGCACCATTAGTAGTGTAACGAGTTGTACCCGCAGCTGTGTTGGTTTCATTACAGACAGATACAGCAGTATTAACAAGGTCATCATCAATATTGCCAACTTCTTCTGCAAGGCCGTAGTTACTGATGAGGTAGTCCCTCAAGCACAAGGCAGGGTTATCAGACCAAGCTGTAGTGTCTGTAGCTGGATTGTAGACCTTCTTACCTTTTACTGTAGCTGTGAAGGTTGGTACACCATTAGGGAAAGCATCAGCATCAAACTCCATACGGACATACATATAAGCAATACCACGGAGCCTATGCGCTGAAGTCCACTTAGCAGACTCAGCTACAAGATCAGCATCAGCTACTTGGTCAGGGGAACCAAGGTGAGTGTTAATACGTATCTTACCATTATACTGACTGGGTGAAGTTACGTTACCATTACCATCAATAGTAGCAATCTCATCGTTGATGTAGATGTCTTCAAAGGAGTTAATCTCATGTCCAGATACAGCAATAATACGGTGAAGATACTTATTGTCAGTTCCTGTAGCCTCATCATATACGATAGCACCACCAACACGAACCTCACCATAGATGATTTGATGGTCTAGTGCTGAACCACGGGTGTTGACTTGGTATCCACGGTTAGCTCCACTAATAGAAGGTTTAGGGGTTAGAGCATTTAGTGCTGCACCAAGGGCGAAGTTAAGTGCAAAAGCACTCCAACCCGCAAAGGCAAAACCAGCCGCCGCTGTGTAACTAACAGTGGATAGTAGTGCGCCTATTGCTGCTGCAGCCATGTTATTCTCCTAGATACTTTGAGTATACCCGTTCAATCTTACGGAACTTGAGGAAGTCCATCAGTTTATCGAAAGGTTGATGCACTTTAGTGTTTATGGTAAGGACAGATACACCATCATTCTTAAGACACTTCTCAGCAAACTTAATCAGCTTGATACCTGTGAAACCTTTACGGTGCTTAGGTGACAAGTAGATAATGTCGTTAGCTGCAAACAGATGGTCTTTGTAGTGGATGTTAGTACCTACGATAACTACAAAGTACCCTACAAGCTGTCCGTCATCTCTAGCTGTGAATATCTTTAGTTTACCTTGCTCCTCAAGAGACTGATAAGCATCCCAATCTGGGTTCAACTTAATCTTCTCTTTATTCAGAGCTATCTCCTCCCAGTGGGAATTAAGAAGTGGTCCTATTTCACCTCTAACAGAAGACAGGAACTCTTGCTGATACTTAACTGCCATTGCTACGACCCCACACAATATCTTTATCTTGTAGGTCTTCAATGAAGTCTAACCCAAGGTCATCTGGATACAGAGACTTCTGATAACCTGAAGTGAAACGAGCTACCCTAGCTCTCTCAAGGTCAATCAACCTGTTCTCAACCATAAGCTCAATAGTAGAGGTTTCACCACCATCAGAGATATTCATCTGATCCATGTAGCCAGCGAAGAGTTGGTTAAACCCAGTCTTAGTAGCCTCTAGGATAATTTTAGAACCATCTTGCAGTAGGATAAAAGAGCCACTCTCTTGTAGTACCTTACCTGTAGAGAATGTACCAAAGTAGATATTACACACACGGCCCTGATAAGGCTCACTGAGGGCCAAG